ACCACCACCGCAGGCACCCTCTACTACTTCCGGTCTGAGCCAGCCCTCTCAAGCGACTCGTCCAGCCCTCTGATGCCGGTCGTCTACCATTCGGTGATTGTCGCCTACGCCTCCCATCTGTGCGCAGCCCGACGCCAAGACGAACAGCGAGCGTCGCTGTACTTGCAGGAGTACGGCACGTTCCTGAAGTCGATGAACGACGACAATCGGACGACAATCAAACGGCGCATCAAGTTCACTCGCGCCCGCGACTACGCCACTTGGGAGTAACCGATGGGTTCCTTCCAAATCGTCTACGACGACTTCTCTGGTGGCGAGTACATGGGGCCACGCTCCACGAACCTGCCGAAGAACACGTTCTCCGGTGTGAATGTTGCTAACAACCCTCACGGGCAACTGATGGCATACGGTACGGCGACGCTCGCATACACGGCAACCGCCGTCACAAACAGCACCGGCGCACAAATCCCCGACCAATGGATCATCGGGACAAACATTTATTCGTTCTGCCAATGGGATGTCAGTTCTACCTGGACCGCCAAAATGGTCAAGTTTGATGTCGCCAACGGAACCGTATTTCCGACACCCACAGCGACTACCACCAGTTTGACTGGGCAAATCGGAGGCAAGGTCGCCTACGACAATGCGTCCACCAAGTTCTTTTATGTTCGGGTGGACGGGGCGAACGCAGGGTTCATTCGCAGCGTCACTACCGGCGGCACCGATACGAGCGTCTCAACCGTCCTCGGTGGCACAGGCATCACCGACCTCGTTTCGTATGGATACCGGACAGTCGCCTACGGCCCAACCGCCAAACGCTTATACTACTCGAACACCGACCTGACAACATGGTCGACAAGCCAGTATTACGAGTTCTCCGGCGAAATCCTGAATGTGTTGCCCCGTTCCAACGACCTGCTTGTCGTCTGCACTACCGGCCTATTCAGCGTCGTTGGGGTACTCGGCTCGTCTGTGACCATTCAACAACTGTTGTCGTCAGCGAACACCCCTGAAGGGATGCGCGACGCCATCATCGTCGGTCGCCAAGCGTTCTTCCCTGACAGCAGCCAGTCCGGCAATGTTGATGGGCGCATCTACGTTCTACAAGGCACCAACATCCAGCCCGCTTTTACCCTTGACTACGAAATCGTGGAAGGTCTAAACACCGACGGTGGCCCGCAACAAATTAGATGTTTCAACACAGCTGACGGGCAGATCGGCATTCTCACAAAGAACGGCACAAGTTCGTACACGCGCCGCCCCGACGGAACATGGATGAGACACGCCCAACTTGACGGCGATTTTGCTCCCAGCATTGAACGCAACGCTGTCAGCCAAATGCACATGGGTCGCCCCGGACCGCAAGCACAATCCGAGTACGTCGTGTATGCGATGGCTGACGCGGGAGACGGATACGACATCAACTTTTATCGTCTCATCAACAACGTGACTGCCCCAACAAACACCGACTACGACTTTTCGCCTGCATCCACAGCATCAGGGTCAACCGGCTATCCGACAGGGACAGTCACCCTGCCCGAGTTTTGGCACAACAAACCTTTCACCGTCAAACACGCGATTATCGAATGGTCTGGTGACACAAACAGCACTCTGACAGCCCGTATCCGATCAACGGGCATCTTGGACACCGACAGCCTCGCGGCTTACACCGGAGGAACCTCGTCGACGATCACCACTACGTTGGGGCCAACTGTCGTTTATGGGGTTTACAACACCGAACGCTTCTACATTGACAACGCCCAGAAAGGCATGGGTGCCAAACTGATCCTCGGGCTTACACAATGTCGCGTCAAGCGTGTCATCCTGGTGTGCGAGGACTGAGATGCCGTTCGCATACACGTTCCGCGCCGACGACCTAGAGACAGTCGCCAACCAGGACAAAGACCTGCTCGAGAACCGCGATCGGGAACTCGAGTTGTACCTGAACCAGCCCAACGTCAAATTGCGACGGGTCGCAACACAAACAATTAGTCCTAGTACGACTGTGGCCGTCAGTTTTGATACTGAAGATTCTGATGACAGCGGGTTTTTCCCTGGTTCCGGCACAACGCTTACAGTTCCATCAGGATTGGGCGGTCTGTATGTAGTTGGCGGTCAAGTAAATTGGAGTGCAAATCCGACAGGTTCCAGTATACGTTTCAGGGTAAATGGCATAAGCTTTTTATTGTTGAGTTTTGGAAACGTAACCCCAGTCCAAGTTGGTTCTAGCGTCTACCTCAATGGCGGCGACACTTTGGATATGGCAATCACCCAGAACTCAGGTCTAACGGCAACTGCTACAGCAACCTTCTGGTTGACCCGAGTGCTGGCATAATAGGAACGAAAGGAGCCTGACATGACTATCCCCCCGTCCCTCGCACAGCCGTCATTCACACAGGCTCCCATCGAGACAACCGACCCCAACGCGATCTCTAAGACAATCATGGACGCGAAAGGCGACCTGCTAACAGCCACCGGCGCAGACACCCCTGCGAGGCTCGCTGTCGGCACAGACGGACAGGTGCTCGTCGCCGACTCCACCCAAACCACCGGCCTGAAATGGGCTGTTGACCCGACCACCACCTCATTTGACGCTAAAGGCGACCTGCTGGTCGGAACCGGCCCTGACGCCTACACCCGTGTCCCCGTCGGCACCAACAATCAGGTGCTCGTCGCCGACTCTGCCGAAGCGTCCGGTGTCCGCTGGTCATCCGAACAAGACCCCAATGCGATCACCAAGAGCATCATCGACGCCAAAGGTGACCTGATTGCTGGCACCGCCGCCGACACCCCGGCACGACTGGCGGTCGGCTCCGACGGGCAGTATCTGATTGCAGACTCGACACAGGCGGCAGGGATCAAATGGGCGGCTCCCAACATCACGCTCGGCACCGAAACATCCGGCGACTATGTCGCTGGGGTAACTGGCGGCACAGGGGTGACTGTCACCGGGTCCGGTGGCGAAACGTCAACCCCTTCGATCGCTATCGGGCAGGCTGTCGGCACAGGTGACACGGTCGCCTTCGGTGGGTTGAACGTCGACTCCGGCACCCTGTATGTGGACTCCACCAACAATCGGGTGGGCATCAACGACACAACCCCGTCATACAGCCTTGACGTGACCGGAGACGGGCATTTCAGCACCGATCTGACGGTGGACGGCACCGTGTACGCACCGCACATCCACGGCGATTTGGCGGGCCTTGTGTACTTCCATGTGAAGAACACGACTGCTTCCACCATTCCGAACGGCACCCCCATCTACATCACCGGCACCGTCGGCTCAACACAAGTCGCCGAGATCGCCCCAGCTGACGCATCCAACAGCGCGAAAATGCCTGCGATCGGCATCACCGACGGCGACATCATCGCTAATGCGAACGGTCATGCGGTCATCGTCGGCGACCTAGACGGACAGAACACCAACGCCTACAGCATCAACCAGCCTCTCTATGTTGCATCCGGCGGTGGCATTACCGGCACCCGTCCTACCGGTGCATCCGACGTGATCCAGGTGGTCGGCCATGTCGCTCGAGTGAACACCAACACCGGTGGCATCGTTGTCGCCTGCGGGCCGTCAGCGAACACTCCGAACACGATCTCGGTGACCGGCAACATCTCTACTTCCGCAGGACAGTTCAACGGGTCTGGGGCCGGACTCACCTCGATCCCTGCAGGACAACTGTCTGGCACCGTCCCCTCAAGCAACATCGGCAACGACTCTGTTGCGCTTGGCACCAAGACGACCGGCGACTATGTGGCGACCGTAGCCGCGTCCACCGGCGTGACTGTTACGGGCGGTACCGGCGAAGGGTCGACGGCGACGATCGCTATCGGACAGGCTGTCGCTACGACCTCAAGTCCCCAGTTCGTTGGGGTGACTGCTACCGGAACCGTGTCAGCGAACGCGGTGTCGGTGACCAACGGTGTTGGTGCCGCGTCTGCAACCATCACCGGCACGACAGCCACCTCGGCTTTGACGGTGGACGGCATCGAGATTGACACGACCGGAGCGTCAGCCAATCAGGTGTTGAAGTACAACGGCACCAAGTTCGCCCCGTCTACGGGTGCCTCGGTCACGATCTCCGATACCGCACCTACCAGCCCGACCCCGCAGGCCGGTGACCAATGGTATGAGTCGGATACGGGTCGGACGTTCATCCGCTATGACAGTGCATGGGTTGAAGTTGGTTCGACGGCTACGACAAACGTGAACGCTAATGATTTGTCGGGGACGACTCTTGCGTCGAATGTGGTGTCGTCGTCGTTGACTTCGGTGGGGACGATCACGAACTTGCAGGCGACTTCTGCGACGATCAACGGTTGGTTGGTATCCCAGCCTGGTTTGGTGTTGGTGAAAACTCAGGCTGTTGGGTCTGGTGTTACTTCGGTTGATGTGACTTCATGCTTTTCGTCAGCATACGAAAACTACAAAGTCACATACACGAATGGTTCTGGTAGTACGACAGGATTGATTACGCTTCAATTTCTTTCGGGTTCTACGCCATCTACAACTGGCTATCACGGTGGGGCGGCGTGGATAAACGTGGGTGCTGCAGCATGGCAAATTGCCGCCGACAACAACACAAGCCAATGGAACTTTGCTGGTGGCACGGCATCAACTTATGCGTTTGCTTCTTTTGAGTTATTGCAACCATTTTTGGCTAAGCAAACTGTGGGGAATGGCACTTTCAGTCAACTTGATAACGGGCGAACGGGTCAATCTTTTTTGCACCATACTGTTGCTACGTCATATGACGGTTTGAGATTTGGTGTTTCGGCAGGCACATTGACTGGTGGCACGATTCGTGTCTACGGATATAGGAACTCGTAATGGCTATTGACTTTCCGAACAGCCCGACCCTCAACCAGATTTACACGGTCGGCTCACGCTCATGGATATGGGACGGCTCCACATGGAACATCTACGCCAACGTCCCTAACCGCTACATCCAAGACGCACCCCCATCGTCACCGCAGTCAGGCGACCAATGGTTCGAGTCTGACACAGGCCGCCTGTTCGTCTACTACGACAGCGTGTGGGTGGAGATCGGTAACGCGACCGATATCGCTGGGGCGTTGCAACCGGGGCAGGTGACCGCGTTGTCGGCGGTGACGAGTTTGACTACCGACGACGTGTTTCCTGTAATTGACAACCCGTCGAGTGCGACGGCGGCGAACAAGATTACTTACGGCAATTTGGTGACGGCGATGTCGGCCAGTCTTGCGCCAGGTTTGGTGTTGGTGAAGACACAGGCAATCGGTTCAGGTGTCACGTCGGTGACCGTAACCGATGCGTTCTCCAGCACCTACGACAACTACTCAATCACCGTGTCTGGTGGTGTCGGAACAGGTAGCGAATACTTGTACGTCCAACTTGGCTCCGCTACTAGCAACTATCGTTTCAGTTACGTGTACGGCAATCTTGGATCGACCGTCAACACCGCAGGAACTGTTGCTGGCTCCTCATTTCAATACGTAGGTTGGGCTAATACTTCAATGCTCAGCGCAGAGATATTCATCGGCAATCCATTCGCTACAAAGATGACTACTTGCCGTGCGTTTGCTGGCAAGAGCGGTAACGAAGCAGGGATGTTTAGCGGCGTACAGATTGATTCAACGTCGTTTACTTCGTTTGTCTTGGGTGTCGGCGCAGGAACAATGACTGGTGGAACTATTCGTGTCTATGGATATAGGAACTCATAATGGAACCCGAACGACCCAACATCCAAATCGATGATCTAGTGCGCCCTATGACAGACGAGGAATACGAAGCGTTGCTCGCGTCAGGTTGGACTCTTGAATCAACCGAGGTGACTGATGGCGATTGACTTCCCCAACTCCCCCACCACCGGCCAAATCTTCACGTCCGGCGACAAGTCGTGGATTTGGGACGGAACCGTCTGGAAAGCGTACGGTGCGTCCCTGTCCCCGACCGTACTGAAAGTGGACTCGACGAACACGCGGGTTGGTATCAACAACCAGTCCCCGGCGTACACGTTGGATGTCAACGGGACGGTCGAGGCCACCCAGTTCATCCAGGGTACGGACTATTTGACTCCGTATACGGGGTTCCGTAACAAGATTATCAACGGTGATTTCCGCATCAACCAGCGCGTGTTCAGCAGTACCACGGCGAACGGCTACGGGCATGACCGATGGCTTCTGCTGAAGAACGGTGGAACTGTCACCTACTCGACGCAAGCGTTCACGGTTGGCTCACCTGCTGCAACCGGCTACGAGGCGCAGAACTACGCTCGCATTGTTACCAGCGGTCAAAGCGCATCTGGCGATTACGCGGTGTTGGCCCAGCCGATTGAAGATGTACGCACGTTTGCTAATAGCACGGTCACGATCTCGTTTTGGGCAAAAGCATCGTCGGGGACACCAAAGGTGGCCGTCCAAATTGAACAGGACTTTGGTACAGGCGGTTCGCCGTCATCCGTCGTAAAAACATATTTCGGACAAGTAACACTTTCTACAAGTTGGGCGAGGTACAGCGTTACTGGTGCGTTGCCAAATATCAATGGCAAAACAATCGGGACAACAGCGAATACAAGTTCTTTGTATGTCAACCTATGGGTTTCAGGTGGATCGACTTTCAACTCTCAAACGGGGTCGCTTGGCATCCAGAACACAACCATTGACTTCTGGGGTGTGCAGGTCGAGCGTGGGTCGGTGGCAACACCGTTTGAGCAGAGGCCGATCGGCGCAGAGTTGGCGTTGTGCCAGCGGTACTACGAGAAGTCGTTTGCCTACGCAACCGCACCCGGAACCTCTGGGTTTACCGGTGCATACCTGACGATGGGGACAACTGATGGGGCAAACAATGCTCAGCAGATTGTCACATTCCGCGTTCCGAAACGGTATTCGTCGTACACAATCACGCCGTTCAACGGTTCAGGTACGCAAGGTTATTGGGAGTATTACCGTAACGGTGGAAGCAGTTCGACAGCGACACCGACCTTAGATTCGTTCACCGAGAACTCGTTCCGTGGTTATGTTGCGGCGGGCGCATCGTATGCTGCCGTTCAGTTTTACGGCCATTGGGTCTGCAACGCGGAGTTCTGATGAAACACTATCTACACACACTCACAAACCCTGAAGGCGCAGAAACCACAGTCCTGCGTCGTGAGGACGGGGCACAAATCCCAATGGACGAAGCCAACCCCGACTACCGTGCTTACCTTGCATGGCTAGAAGAAGGCAACACCCCCGAACCGTGGGAACCCTCCACCACCCCGGAGCCGTAATCCAATAGGCTGACCCCAACACCTGCCAGGAGGGAACATGACCAAACAAAGCCTGCTTGACGACATACGCCACGAAAACGGGCGCGGATCCGGCCCGAACTGTTGGGTCGGCCAACTTCTCGCCAACCTCACCCCCCAAGACCGTGCCGACCTCGAGGCCGCTTTCGCCGACTCAAACATCCAGCATTCGGCGATCGCCCGCGCCCTACGCAACCGGGGTTACGACGTGAAACAGTCAGCCATCCCCCGCCACCGGAAGAAAGAATGCTCCTGTGAGTCTCGCTGACGACATCAACGCCGAGAACAACGATCTGACTTCGGTCAACCGGATACGCCGTCAACGCGACCAAGCGAACGCCGAAAACCTGAAACTGATCGAACGGCTTGAGGAACTGGAACGCGCCCTCAACCTGATCGACGCGGCAACCACCACCACCCTGCAACCCCCAAAATGGCTGGTCACACCCCCGTCAGGCCGGAAGAAACACGCCACCCTGACGCTCCTGCTGTCCGACACCCATTTCGACGAGGTGGTGTTGCCTGAGGAAGTGGGTGGGCTGAACGCCTACAACCGGCGTATCGCCGAACTACGGCTACAGGCATGGGCGCAGAACGCGATCAAGATCGCTCGCCACTATCTCGCCGGGGTCACCTACGACGGGGTGGTCATCATGCTGGGAGGCGACATCTTCTCCGGCGACATCCATGAGGAACTCGCCCAAACGAACGAAGACACGATGCTCGGCTCCCTGCTCCATTGGTCGGAGCAACTGTGCGCGGCACTCACCATGTTCGCCGACGAGTTCGGGAAAGTCCATGTCGCAGCGGTGATGGGCAACCACGGGCGTATGAGCCGGAAACCTCGAGCCAAACTGCGAGCCAGAACCAACTTCGACTGGCTTCTCGCCAAGATGATCGAACGCCACCTCGGCTCCGACAAGCGGTTCACCTTCCAAGTGGGAGAGAACACCGACTGCCTGATCCCCATCTACGGCACCCACCATCTCCTCACCCACGGCGACCAAGTGTCCGGCGGTGGCGGTATCGGCGGTATCTGGCCTCCGATCATGCGGATGCGAGCGCGGAAAGCCCAGCGGGCCAACGACACCGGCACCCCGTTCACCACCCTGTGGATGGGGCATTGGCATCAGCTCATCCAAACCCCCGGTCTGATCGTCAACGGCAGCCTGAAAGGCACCGACGAATACGCTTGGGTGTCCAACTTCGGCCATGAACCCCCACAGCAGGCTCTCGCCATCGTCACCCCCGAACATGGCATTACCATTCAGGCACCCGTATTCAGCCTTGACAGGAAGCGAGAAAAGTGGTGAAACCGGTTCTCGTCATCTGGCACGACGCACACGCTGGCACCAGCCAATGGACGCGCCTAGACGAGATGGAAGACGACGGCCCGTACGAAGTGTTCAGCGTCGGATTCCTGCTGGATCGCCGATCGGGTGGCAAAACGAAACACATCTCCATCACCCAATCTTGGACCCCGGAAGCGTGTGTAGACTCGGTTCTCCACATCCCTGTCAAGATGGTCCAAAAGGTCATCTATCTTCTCGAGGTCGACGATGAACATCCCGGTGCGATTGGCAAAAGTGATCTACAAGTTTCTCACCCGATGCACCCCTCGAGGATTGGAAGAGGAACAGGAACTGGCGTGGGCGATCAAAACGCTTGACGGCCTGTTGCACCGCAACACCAAAAAGTGATGTTGTAATCTGATGCGGTGAAATATGTACCGCGTCTAACAGTCCTGCTAGTTTGCCTGTTTGCGTGGGTTCAGCCTGCCCGAGCAGAAGAAGTGACGGTGACCGGGGCGAACGACCTGTGGTTCACGTTCTCCGAACCGGCCATCTTCAAGGTGCGGTCATACGCCCAACAATACGGGATTGACTCGATGCTGTGGCTGTACGACTCCGACGGCAACCTTCTCACCCAGAACGACGATTGGTTCGGTTTGGACTCTTGGATCGAACATCCGGTTCCGGCAGGCTCCTACCGGCTTCGCACCGGTGTCTGCTGCGGAAACCCTGACGCCTGGTATGGCACGTCGTACACGTTGGACATCAACTTGACACCCGACGAAACATCCACCACCACAACCAGCACAACCACTACTGTGGTATCCACAACCACTCTGCCGGAGGCGACGACCACAACATGGGTTCCCACCACAACATCCACGGTCCCGACGACGACGAGTACTACCATTGCCCCGTCGACGACTGTCCCTGCCACGGAACCGCCCCCGGAATCATCTTCGTCCACTACATCGGACCCGACGACCACGACCTCTACCGTTGGGCCGTCGACCAGTACGACCGTCTCTTCGGCTCCTACGACGGTCCCGACGACGACGAGCAGCACAACGACCTCGACGACTACGACCCAGCCCAGCTCGTTGGAGACATCGACAACTACCTCCGTTCCCGAGCCAACCACCCCACCGACAAGCAGCCTCCCACCCGAGAATGAGGCTCTGACCAGCGTCTTAGCAGACCCCACCGTTTTTGACGACCTGTCAGAAACTGAGGTGGAAGACCTGATCGCCACTATCGCCGACGCTCCGCTCACCGACGCGGAAGCCGAACAACTGTCAGCCGTATTGTCAGACGCGCCTGACGAAGTGAAAGCCGAGTTTGAGTCGCAGGTCGACGTGTTCTCCGGCCAGTTTGACACCTACGTTCCGCTCGGCTCGGTCGTGGACGTGGGAACCCGACGAACCCTCGTCGCCGTCACAGCAACCACCCTAGTTGCTATCCCCGCCCCCACCAGCAGCAGGAGAAAACCATGAAGAAACTACCCAAAGTCGTCATCGAAACCGGGGTGATGGCCGGATCCCTCGGCCTCGTCCTCATCACCTTGTCCGGCGAAACCCGGACTCAGGCTCTTATCATTTCGCTGGCAAGCATCGCCTTCTATGTTGGCTCCCAACTCCTGTCCGACGACTAGACTGTTGCCATGACTTTGACCCGAAAGACACTCTCGAGCGCGGTAATCGTGCTAGTTTGTGCCGTATTGAGCCAATGTTCAGACAGGTACAGGTACCCTTGTGACAACCCAGCCAACGCCGGAACAGCCGAATGTCAGGGAACGGATGCCGTCCCGACCCCGTAAAGAGCGGATGACCGCCCAAGAGCTGGACGCTCGCCTGCGGTATTACGTCGGAATCGGGCTGATCGTCATCGTCGGCCTCATCGTCGTCACCATGCTGTGGGGACTTCTGTTCGTCGTCCAGCCTTTGGACGCCCAATCGCCGAACGACAAAGCGATGCTTGAAATCCTCGGGCCGATCTGTTACACATTGGTTGGTGCCGCCGTCGGCATCGTTGCCACAAGAGGCAACCGTAAAGACGACTAACAAGGAGCCTGCCAATGCCCACCGTCCGAGCCACTCTGGTTCTCGCCGTCACCGTTGACCATCTGCCCCCCGACATCCCCGGCTACAAGTCGCCGGAAGGGGACGAACCGCCGATCGACGGTGGTGAACAGGTCGTCTACGACGTGATGAAGACCTTGCAGGAAGTGCTTCCCGACAACTGCTATATGTTCGTTCGGGCGACAACCGTGGACAACTGACCGGTTTCACCTGCTAGCGTTCCGGGAATGGGACGCAAATACACAGGTTGGGACGCGAACGCCACCGGCAAACGAGCCGGTCTTGAGAAGTTTGTCGAACTGACGATCAAGCATTTCAACAACGGTGTGTGGAACAACGGCACCTGGTCGGTTCGCAACATGAAGAACCCAGCCCTCAAAACGCCGAAGCCGTCTGTCCACGGCACCGGACGTGCTGCCGACCTGTCGTGGCGAAGCCACAAAGGCAAAGGTTTCGGCGACTACAACACCGCCTGTCAAGTCGTCGACTTTTGGGTGGCGAACGCCGAACTGTTCCTAGTCGAGGAAATCCACGACTATTTCCCTGGACCGCACGGGCGAGGCTGGCGTTGCGACAAGGCCGTGTGGACGGTGTACAAGAAGCCGTCCATCGGTTCGGCCCCTGGCGGCGACTGGTTCCATGTGGAGATCGCCCCTGCTCACGCCGACGATCCCGCCTACTATGAGCAGGCTTTCGCTAGTCTCGCAGGCGCACCCGCCCCCGCCCCCGCCCGCGAAATCAGCGACGGACTCAAGTTCGAGTATCCGGGTCAGCCCATCAAGCTCGGCTCCAAAGGCCCAGCCGTCGCATTGGTGCAGGCTGCGATCGGAGCGAAGCCCGACGGCGAGTTCGGTCCCAAGACCGACTATCGGGTGAAGGAATGGCAGATGGCCCGCAACATCGCGCCCGACGGTATTGTCGGACCGATCACCTGGAAGGTCATGTTCGGCTGATGGAAGCGGTGCTGGTCGCCCTCATCGGTGGTGCTTTCACCATCGTCGCCATCCTCGTCGAGAAGGGTCGCAAAGAGAACCAGCGTGACCACAACAACGTGATGGACCGTCTTGATTTGGTGTCGTCGGAGATCCGCAAAGACATCCGGCAGGTGCGCTACGACTTGACCGACCATGTGAACGGACCTGCACACCTTCCGGCACCTGCACCTGCTAAAGTGGTGCGGAAACGCCCGAAGGCTGGATAGCCGTAGGTTTCGACGGAGACTTCTATGGCCCAAACCGCAACAGCAGAATACTACGACAAGCAGGCGAAACTCACCAAAGGCAACGCTGACCTTGCCTACAAGACGGCAGTCGAAAACCTTGCCCGTCGTTTCGGTGTCGCCAACCGCCAGTTGGAAGCCAACATGGAGGCTCGAGGCATCCTGCGTTCCGGCGAGGCGAACACCTATCGCACCGAACTGACCGCCGAAGAACAGGCTGAGAAGACCGCCGCCGAAATGGCGAAACTCGGTGCCTACAATCAGGCTGACCTGACGTTGGCTCAGCAGTTGGCTGCGTTGAACGCAAGCAATAGTGGTTCCAGCGGAGGTGGCACCTCAGCCCCGTCAGCCCCTGCCGCCCCGTCAGCCCCTGCTAGCCCTGCTGCGCCGAAGCCTGTGGTCGCCTACCAGACGCCGACAGTAGCGTTCGCTGGCCCGTACGGTGCGATGGTTCCCGACCTGTCCAAAGTGGACTTCAAGGCTTTGGGACGGGCGATGGAAGCCCAGAAACCTAAACCGCCGTCACCGGCGAAACAGACTGCGACGTTCGCCACCACCGGCCTGTACGGTGTGGCTCGTCCGGTGCGTGACGCAAGAGGACGCTGATGGCAACCCCACAGGAACTCGCCCAGCAGATCGCTGATCGAAGCGCACAAGCCGCCGCGATGATGGCTGACCTGGATCGTCGTGCCCGTGAGGCTGCGACCGCCCGTCTCGCCCCGTCCGGCGACACTCTCGCCATGTATGAGGATCGGTTCAACGAGGTGTACAACCCGGCGAACGCACAAGCTGTCGGTCAAGCGAACGTGATGCGCGAGTATGCGACCGGCCTCGGCGACATTCTGGTGCGCAAAGCCCGCGAAGCCCGCTCCGGTGGTGGATCCAAGTATGTCAACCCGTACGACAACTTCCGTGTCCCCAGCCTCGCCGATCTGCTGGCGTTGCAAGGCTTGAAGTTCGGACAGAAACCAGTCGCCTACGAAGACAGAAACCGTGGTGTCGCTTTCGCTGGTCCGTACGGTGCAGTCATCCCGTCAACCGCCCCCGTCAAACCTCGACGCGACTACGGTTCCGCTGACACACAGGAACGGAGGCTCGGCTGATGGCACCGCGCACCGGCCCCCGTGGCGTAACAAACGAAGATGTCGCTAATCGTGCTGGTGTCACCTATGTTTACGCCCCCGAAACGCCCGCCCAACAGAACCAGATGAACCAGCAGGCGTTGCTGTCCTATGTTCTCGGCGGGCAGGCTCCCGGCTACGGCATGAAGTACGGTGGGTTCCCAACCGCCGCATACGGTCAGGCTGCGATCGAAGGTCAAGCGTTCGGTATCGCCGACCTTGCACGGCAAGCCGCCCAACAGGCTGCGATCAAGGAACAAGAACTGAACTTTGGTGCCCAACAAGACATCATGAACAACCGTCAAGCGATAGCATCAAAATACCGTTTCAACTATCAGCAAAGCCCCGAGATTGAGGCTGTTGACTTCCCTGTTGACGGCAATGCTGCGCAACGAATGTTGGCCCGAGGACGGTTGAAAGCTGCTGTTGACGCACAGCGCACCACCCGAGAAGCCGAACTGCAAGGGTTGCAGGACAAAGTGGCCACACAACTGGAATCCGATTTCGCTTCGCAGGTCACCCCCTACCAGCAGGTTGGCGAAGCGTTGAGTTACTCGCCGAGCCAGTTGGCCCAGCAGATCGCCGTGTCGCGTTACGGGTACGACCCGATGCTCGCCTCGGGGTTGTTCGGTGGGGCGACCGACATCAAGTATGGGACGCAAGTCCAGAACCTAG